GGCACTGTATGCAAGTCGACAAAACCAAATTCCTTCTTCCACTAGAATTTGATTTAGAAGAAGACAACCGAACAGGTATCTTCTCTTCTTTCTCGGAATCCGATCATTCTGAGTTATATGAAATAGGACGCAAATCAAAGCCTCCTCAAGAAATTAAGTACTTAGTACATACCAGTACTATTCCGTATGCTCACATTTGGAATGTGGGCTTAGACGATCGCGGTGACGGTGTGTTTCACTCTGTAAACTGTCACTCATGCATGATGGCAAATAAGCCAATGAATATTTCTCCTAAGTGTCCTTGCTTAGAGACTGTGGATGAAAGCACAGAAGATGTTTGCTTTCTCTCTTTTATTCGATGTCTCAATTCGAATATTTCAATGACAGAGCTTGATGCTCCGGATTGTGAACCAGCAGAATTCGCATTCTGTAAGGATTCCATGAATATTTTCTCCAATAAATATTCTGGACCGATGAGACGTTACCTGGGTATTACAGGTTTCGACAAAGTATCCACTTTTGATTTACTTCAAAAAGTACTAACCAGCTTATACTGGTTTCGATATTCCAAAAATAACCTTAAACGGTGTTTTGTATTACATGAAGGGAATTTTCCCAACTTTCTTAAAAGTGTTAAACACACTATTTACACTATTAATGGTTTAATTACCAAAATATTTCTCATTAGTTGTGATTTTGATTATCACATCCTTGCTAAACGAACAGCAGCATTATTTGATGATCTGCTATTTGATTACTCTAAACGACCTGATTTAAATTCATCGGGTCAGTCCGCAATAATTGAAGAAAAGTTTTCAGTCTATCTTCAAATTAAGAATTATCTCAACCACGTGAAAACCTGGTTTAATAGAACCGAGCGCTTAGATCGAGTAAAAGCGCTTGAATACAATTTCCACGACCGAAGTGTAGAAGATTTCTTCGAAATGATCACAGGATCAATCGATGCATCATGTACTTGTGCGTACATGTTGGAAGGTACGGATTATTCTAATACCTTATCTTGGAGTTATAAAATGACACAATTGTGCCAAACTCGTAATCTTGGTTATCTACCCCGTAGATTAGCCATTTGGAAAAATCAAGAATATAGAGCACATCTTGATACACGTCCTACGAAACCTGATGAGGATCGTATGTTTCAAATCGTCAAGGGCATTGAAGAAACCCTTAATGAAAATAATATTCCTAAGAATTTATTTATCTTAGATGAAGATAATCTAGACAGCTTACAAACAGCTATGCTAGATGAAATTTTACAGGAAACCGATGTTCCTATTAAATATTCAGCATCTTATCAGAATATATTGAAAGATGGTGGCAGATTAGAAGACGCTCGACAAGTCTTAGAATTTTGTAAAAGTCAGGATATACAACTTCCTGTCCGTAATTTAATAACTAATGAAATTAAATCCTTCATTAGATGTAAAGATTGTCTCTCGGAATCGACAATTTGCTTTTGGTTCGCATATGAAATATGTATACGAGCTATAAATCGTGAGGTTGATAAATTAAAACAACCCAGATTTCTTGAAGAAACTGAATTTCCAGTTCCATCCCATTATGTTGAGAATTTCTTTAAAGCAAAAATTCTCCATATCCAAGAACCCGGTAAACAACGGAATCTTGTAAAATCCACCTCATCCCTGACGTGGTTTTTATCTCTCGCTAGTAAATTAACTCAAGCGATATTATCGAAGCTACCTGATCATAAGGTAGGTCTCACCGGAAGTGCTGATGCTTGGAAGTTTCAGCAAAGTTTACATCCCGCACATGGCGCCGGGAGTTTCTTTGATTCAGGAGGGAGTATAATTGACTCCTGTTTCGTCTATTCAGATTGGGTCGAAGCAACCGACTACATCCAAAAATTGATTGGTCTCAGAGTTCTGAGAACTTTCTTTTATCATATATGTTTCCCCAAAGCATATGGGAAAATGATTGAATTCACCGTGACATGGCCTCAGCCGGTGGAAGAAACTATCTCCATTTATGAAGAGAGTTATTCAATTGATAGAACTTACAAAGGTTTTATCCGTACAGGTTTTATGATGGGTAATCCCCTGACTAAAACTATACTTCATTTACTACACGTCGCAGAGTACGGTATAGCAAAACGATACTTCGAACAAAAAGGTATTATTGTTCGTCGTGATCAACCAAAGAGAATTCCTCATATAGAATCCTCAAAACAGTTCGTTAATTATCTCAATCAACGAATACTATAACGTGATTTCCCTCACGGAAGTATCCTTAATGCAACCTAGCCAATGGGCACCAG